ATTTAGTCAAAAAATTCAACGAAGAAAAATATAAGATGCATACCAAAAAAATTCATATGAAAAGGACGTACGACGAAAATGATTACATGAGTTTCGATACCTTACCGGAATTTAACTCCAGAAGGAGATGGGAACGAATCATAAAATACGTCCTAAAAAACCCAGAATTTTACGCCTGCGTGACTTCTCCCAATAGAAAATCATTTGCTATTAAATAATGAAGTCCAAGAGTTATATTCTCATGCAAATCAAGGATATTCTGATTGATCGTAAATCGTACACACGTGAGAAAGCTGAGCGATACACAGAGGAACTCAAAGAAAAAACTGTATACGAACTTTTAGTGTTTAAAAAACAACTTATGAACGAAGACGAAGAATATATCGATGTTTCGTATCGTCGTTCGATTTGGCACGAAGAAGAAGATTAAAAAAATAAGTATAAGATAACGTAAGTATGTTTAAGTCGTGGTGTAGACGACAAGGATTTTGCAATGGATCCAATCTATCACACGTATTAATGGATGGTGGAATACTATCTGTCCCGTTTGATAAATTGAATGAATTTTACGAGATGTGCATTAAGTGCATAAACAGTGGCGAAAAGATATACGTCGTCGAACAGAAAACTGATACGTATAACTTTTTCGTAGATATCGATTACAAAGTTGACGAAGAGTTAACATTCGATCATTTAAAAGAGGTATCGAGATCTATATGCGATCGTGTCGCGTTTTTTGGTGGAAAAGACGCGCTCATTTCGGTCGCGGAACCTAAATCCGTGGGAGATAAAATCAAACACGGAATACATATCAATTGGTCCGATTTTGTCGTTGATCACGGATCGGCTATGGCCCTGTATTCGCATATCGTATCCGCATTAAATATTTTATTTCCTAACCGACCGTGGAGCGATATTATCGATACCGCCGTGTATGGAAATGGAAAGCGTAATACAAAAGGGAGTGGCTTTCGTATGCCGTGGTCACACAAAAAGGCAAAACACGACGCATGTGATGGAAGGGGTTGCGCGTTGTGCGAAAATGGAAAAGTGACACAAGGCCCATATAAACCGGTGATTATATACTCACACAAAACAAAGTCACTCGAGTATATTTTCGATAGGGAACCATCCGTAGAACTGTTACAAATGGCGACGTTGCGCACAGAAAATAAAAATCATGTCGTGATAGAAGGATCTGTGCGAGAAGAGGGATCTTTTACGATACAGGATACACGTGATGTATATACCGATTACGAGGTTATATCCCAAATTGAAACGTTTATTCAAAAACATATCGACGGTCAACAAAAAGCGGAAATCGTCAAAGTTTTCAAGAAAGATACATCATATCTCGTATCCTCTACATCCAAATACTGTGAAAATCTGGGTCGTTCGCATGCATCAAATCATGTATGGTTTTTAGTTGAAGGTGACGCGATTAATCAAAAATGTTTCTGTACATGCGAAACGATGAAAGGAAGGAAATATGGATTTTGTAAAAATTTTGGTGGTCGTAAACACATGTTACCGGATAAGATTTACAAAGCCATGTATCCAGATGGATATAAACCACACACATATTGCCAACCCATTCCAAAGGAAGTTAAACCCAGCACAGAAAGTTTGGTCGATATGCTCACCAATTTTATAAGCAAATACGTCACAAAAAATACCACAAAAGTCGTGTCCGTTACGAAAAAAATGAAAAAAATGTACATCATCAACACAAATGCACGTTGTCAGACGTGTAACAAGGAGAATTTACAGTTTAGAATAAAACAAAATTCTGTATTAGAACAGTTGTGTACGTGTAAAACGCGATCTCATAATCTCTTAGATAAAATAAAAAGAGTATTATAGAAGATGTATGTCATACTTTTCATCATAGTTTTATTTCTTATATTTTCAAATACTGTTACGATAGAGACCAAAAAGGATAGAATAGATGATCTCATAAAAGAGACGGAAATCTATTCAGGTATAAACCCAGAATTATACACAGATTTTATCACGAATATACAGTTTGCAAAAGATAACGTTAAAGATATATACATAGCTTACGATCACGTTTTAAAAGCTTTGGGTTACTTTAACGAAATAGCTCTTTATGTTGTTCCCATAGATCCAGACGTTCAGGACGAAATAACTGCTCTGAATGAGAAATTACTATTAGAATTCGAAAAGACGTTTAAAAAGGAAGCAAATAATCAAAAGTTACGTTTTGTACCTAAATATACTTAAAAGATATCTTTTAATACTTTTTACATATGACTGTAGTCAAAACTCGATCAGGAAGGGTATCTAAACAGCCAGTTCGATTAGAGCCCACGGAAATACCAGAAGATGATTATTCCGACGACGGGGCGTCTGATGAGGATTTTTGTGAAACTGACGGAGAGGACATATGCGAAACAGACGATGAGAGTGAATCTGAAGACGAATCTGATGCGGACGAACATGGTAATCTAAAAGGGTTTGTCGTTGACGATGATGACGTTAGCGAAGATGAGAGTTATGTCGAAAGCGATGAGGAATATTCGGCTTAAAAAGATAATTAAATATATTACATATGGAAACAGAACTCGGCAATCCCATCGAATATAGTCCGGAACTTCCAGATAAGAACGAGCCGGTACATAACGAGGAGTTAGACGCGCCGTATTACCTTCCTCATCCATCTATGATGATGCAACCTCCACCTCAGATGATGCAACCACAGATGGAAAAGAATGATTTCTTATCGAACTTGGATAAAAACGCATATATCATAATTTTCGTTTCATTTATTTTGGGGTTTTTCATGGGAAAGACTATGCAACCAGTCATTCTTCGCCCCGGATGAATATCCTTCAAAATCCCCTATAGGCCCATCAACCTTCTCGTTATACGAGTATCTACCCGTACTCCTATAATAAGGATCATATAGATTATCTTTTATCACGTCGCTCGCGGTCGTCGCAACCTTATCCACCGTGGTAGCAAACTTCATGTCTGGGTTTATGAATACATAAACGACGAGTAAAAATACACATGCGAGCACCAGTAATGCCAAACTTGGAATACAAGTATACATTTTCTTATTAAAAGAGAATATTTTTTTTAATAAGAAAATTCTTTACAAATTTTTTTAAAAAATTATAAATATTTTTTTTATTTTTTTTCTACAAATTTTTTTAAAAAATTCCAAACTAGTTTTTTATTTTTCCTCGGAAGATTTTTCCTCGGAGGGCTCTTCTTCGATAGTTGTTGGCGCAGCATCAAGACGTTGCTTCTGTCTCTCGGCAATCTCCTCGGCTACAATCTTGTCAGCCTTTTTGACGAGTTCTTCCATGGGAGTATCGGGCTCCTCCTTTTGAAGGCGCTCGAGTACCTCTGCCGGGTGACTGATGGGTGGCTCATCGGGTTTGTTGTAAAACTTGGAGTTCTCATCACCAGGCTTATAATAGTTTGATGATTCAATCATGTCACGCTTACGCTCATTGAACATCTTGGCAGCTTGAGCCTGATTTTCCCTGTATCCAGTCATCAACTCCTCCAACTTTTCATTTGTATAATGGGAATCTTCAATCTTCGTGGGGTCGGGGGGGATGAGTAACCACTTATACATATCTACGACATAGATATCAAAAGTCGCATCTTCCTTTTGAAGCCTCTTCGCGTGGGAAGCAGCCTCATCACGCGTAGCAAACGCACCCCTGATCTTAATACCAAACTGGTCATTTTTCTGTGGAGCCTCTGGGCCGACGATGGAAAGGCACGCAAACAACTGACCGGGAACGGTAGTGTAATCTTGTTCAAGAGACATTTGTACTTTTTACTGTACTCTAGGCTTTAAACTGTTTTTTAACCTAAGTTGTTTAAAGATATTGTGATATTATCAACCATGGAAGAGATTCGTCGTCTACACAACGACGAGAAACGAGCCCTCATAGAACTCGTTACTCGAAAAGGGGATAGTATACTCGACGTCGGATGTGGGTTTGGTGGTGATCTTCAAAAATGGAAAAAGGTAGGTGCAAATATAAACATGTGTGAACCCAGTGAGAGTGCGTTAAACGAAGCCAAAAGTCGGGCAAAAAATATGAAGATACGTGTTAATTTTTATCACGGAGATATACACTCGTGTCCAAATAGAAAGTATGATATCGTGTGTTATAACTTCGCATTACATTACATATTTGAAGATCGCGATACGTTCATGAACAGTTTACATGCTATAAAAAAACGATTAAAACCTGGTGGTCTATTTATCGGAATCATTCCAGATTCGGAAAAAATTATATTCAAAACGCCGATGACGGATGAGATGGGTAATTTTTTTAAACTAAAAGAAACGAGTTATGGCAATTTCGGTGAAAAATTATTTGTACATTTGGCGGATACACCGTACTATGCAGACGGCCCTAAATCCGAACCCCTGGCACATAAAGATTTATTAATAACACAACTCGAAAATATGGGATTCAGTATGGAAAAATGGGAAGGGTTATCAGGAAATTCAATCTCGGAGTTGTACAGTAAATTTATCTTCGTATATAGAAATGATAGTTCTGGTCGTACTATTAATAATTAATTATTTGATTTATTCAAATTTAAAACCAAATCAAAAGTTAGTAGAAGTCAGGGAAAAGTACAAGACACTGAGAGAATATTTAATAGAGACTGATAACCGCGATTTTGAGGAGATATATCGCGAAATACCCTTAGTCGCATACGAAAGAATGTCATCTTCTGTTGGATACAACACAAATAAGGGTCAAGAGATAGGTATATGCTTAGATGGTGATGTAAATGAGATATTTCACGTGTTACTTCATGAATTAGCACATTGCGTTGTGGATGAATATACACACAGTGAAGAATACTGGAAAAAATTTGACGATTTGAAAATGATCGCGATCACACTTGGCCTTTATAAATCTATTCCAGAGGAAAGTCCTTTTTGTGGCAAACATGTATCGGATAAATAATATTTATTTATATAAATGGATATAGATCCCGTTTCGACTGTATCGGCCTCCAGACTGGTCGTATCGTTGGTGTCTTGGTTTTTACTTTTGTTTGGTATAGCCATCATTCGCCTTGAATTTGCGTACTGGCTCAATGGTGTTTTACTTACGGTAATTTTACCGTTACTCATCTGGTACCTGGGTAATCACAGCATCTTCTTGAGCGTCTCAAGTGGAACGGCGGTTATAACCGCCGCTGCGGCTGGTTTATTTATTACTATGCTCACGGAGGGTATAAAGTGGAAAAGGTTAAAGCGGTATCTTAAGGAATTCGGTAAAGATCCGCAGGAGACGGCCATAGCGACCACGATAATCATGCTCAGTATGGCAGTTGCACTTGTATTAGTGTATCTCGCACAGGGTGGTGATGTGCTCACGAGGGTACGATTTTAGAAATATCGGTTTACGATGAAGAAAACAATAGCCGCAACCGCACCAGTCGAGGCTAAGCCTACGAGACTGCGGTTTCCTTGCGTATTAAGAAACTGGGGAATAGTACTAGCTAACTTTTCCTGAACAGGTTTGCTAATAGCAACAGCGGTACAAGCGGCGACCATCACGGCGTGTAATTGCTCATCGGTTAAATCGAATGGGTTCTTCTTTCCATTCTTCTCCTTAGTCTCTGTACCAGAAACGGACATGGTAGTCGCGGGAGGGGGAGGTGTCATAACCTGTTGTTGAATCATCCGAGGATCGACGGCGAGGGATGGAGGTTCCATCATATCTTGTGGTTGGCCCATAATGTCAGCAATAGGTGTAGAGTCCATCATATCTTTATTTTCTCCTACATTTTTTTCTGGCATTTTTGGCACGAATGATGTCGTCTGATTATTATTAGTAAGTGGTACCATACCATCACCTGAATCGGAAAGATTAAACGTCGGAATGTCCGCTGACATTTACTGTTACAAAAGTTTTTTTGATTTAATTCTTTGCGCGATTACTTTGTTTTTGTAATTTTAATATTTGTCGATCTACCTTTTATTTTATTTGGATCTATCCTCGGTCCATTCTTTTTCGTGGTGATCATCTTTTTATGCGCTTGCCAGTATTCTGGAGCCCCGACCTTAAAATTTTTGCGAATCGTAGCTTTGTACCAAAATACACAATCTTCAATACGGTTACTCTTGCTGGTGTTATCTAATACGATACACTCATAATTCTCTGTACAGGCATCCATAACCTTGTTGAACATATCGAACGTCGGGAAGATACCAAAGAAGGATTTGTAAAGCTTTTCGCGATTTTGAATGATGTTTTCCCTTAAAATAAAGACATAATCGACATTAGCACGAAGTGCTGGAGGTAAATCCATACAATATTGCATAGTCAGCATAAAGAAGATCTTCCAGTGACGACCGTTCATAAAGCATTGTCTGATACAGGTGTCACGCATGAACTTATTGTCGTACATACAATCATCCAATAGGAGAAAGGCTCCGCAATTTGTCTTACCGGCACCTACGAGTTTTCTTTGACGGTCCATCACACGCTCGATCGCGTCCCTGTCATAGTCACCATATATAAATAGGTCTGGAATATACTGTTGATAGTAATGATTGCCTTCTTCTGTCGCAGACAACACTATTCCAGCTGGCAAATGCTTTTTATGAAACAGAATGTCGGTGACTAACGTGGATTTACCTGTATTACGTTTTCCTATAAATACACATACCCTGTCGTCTGACATAGTTCTTGGGTTAAATTTACGTAAACGTAGATCCATCTATAATACCGCCCCGTTTTATTTCATAAAATTTTACTCACATGTATTAGGAATGGCAGGTCGTATTAGACTCGCTGTCACCGGTATCCAAGACGAATGGCTTACTGGAGAGCCAGAATTTTCATATTTCGTCGCAAACTACAAGAGACATACACGATTTTCTACAGAAGCCGTTGAGATGCCCTTCGATGGTAAATGTAATTTCTCAGGTTCGGTTGAGTGTAGAATTCCACAAAACGTAGGAGATCTCGTACGTAGTACTATGCTGAAGATAAAACTGGGAAATCTTTCTGCTGATACATCGACTGAAAAGTACAGATATAATACCCCTGCAGCTCTCAGTATCATAAAATACGTCGATCTCGTAATTGGAGGGCAAATTATAGAGCGTCTTACTGGTGATTATATCTATATGTATAACCAGTTACACAATAACAAAGATGACGTGAATCAAACACTCTATTTCTTATCCGGACACGGTGAACACTTACGGGTTTCGGATTCGTATAATACGTTTTACGTTACCCTCCCCTTTTATTTCTACAGGAATCCAAGTTTAGCGATACCCGTATGTGCGATCACTAAGCAATTGGTAGAAGTACGAGTGACATTCAAGGATATAAATGATGATGTGACTTTCAAATACACGATAAATGGGTCAGTAACTACAAAAGAAAAAACCACGGAAGGATCTATACATAACGTTTCGCTCATTACCGATTTTTATTTCGTTACCGAAGAAGAACGAAACTTTTTACTCACACGACCCATGGAATATATAATATCCCAGTTACAGGTGTCTAAATTGGTATACAAACCTAACGAATCTAAGAAGTCGGCGCTGCTAAAATTCACGAATCCGGTGAAAGAGTTATTTTTCTTAGCGAAAGAGAAATCTGGAAGTTCTGACCAACTTCTCGATACGACAATCACAGATCAGGAATTTAGTACACTTTTACCTGGTAAACGTTCCGACTATAGATTAATTAAAAATATAAAGTTTGCGTGTAACGGTGAAACTATTTTCGATCAGAGTGGTCAATATTTGGCGTATGAACAATCACTTCGTCACCACACCGGCTGCCCAGACCCCGCATTTGAGTTTTACACATATTCATTCTCACTAAGACCCGAACAGCATTACCCATCTGGTCAATTGAATATGAGTCGCATAATACATAAGAAACTTGATATAGAATTGGATGAAACGTCATCTACAAGTGATATAGATGTTTCAGTATACGCATTAAATTATAATGTTCTTCATGTGGCCAGCGGTTTAGTTGGTTTAAAATTTTAACGTATAATATTAGTAATGGCTGGTCGTGTTCAGCTTGCAACAAAAGGATCACAGGATGCCTTTTTTACGGATAATCCAGACTATTCCCATTTTTTAAGAAGTTTCAGGAAACATTCTAATTTTGCTACGTTTGATGTAAAGCATGAACTTCACGGTAAACAAGACTATGAAAGTACACTAAAGTGTACTATTCCCATAAATTGCGGCGATCTCATCAAGGCTGTGCGTTTACATATTGAGTTATCGAATCTTTTACATGACGGTTCGTATCAAAGATATAACGAATCTATAGGACACGCTATCATAGAATATGTTGATTTAATCATAGGCGGTCAGTTAATTCAGAGAGTGCCACGAGATTGGTTACAGATTTACTCGGAGCAGTATTTGACTCAAACAAAGCAAAATAATTTATCAAAACTCATAGGTAAATCACCCGAAGAGAGTTCCGGTAAAGCTGTTAGTGACGCATCCATCGACGGATATTTGGATAAGGCCACCACATCTCAAAAATTTATCGTTGATATTCCGTTTTATTTTCATAATAATATCGAATTAGCGTTACCCCTGTGTGCTTTAAAACACCAGGAATGTGAAATAGAGATTAAATTGAGTGAGAAGAAGGACTGCTTATACAAATGGTCTTCCATGACAAATACAACGACAAGATCCAGTGATAACCACACATTTCCTGTGACCCCAGCCTTTGGTATATATCGTATAAACGCAGTTGCTAAACCCGTACTTACACTTCAACGAGGTAATACATATATATTTAATAATTCAGATACAAGTCACCCACTTAGACTATCTACGTTAGTTGATGGTCGAACAGCACAGGGATTTGTTGATAGTGGTTCCATATTAGGTGTGAGTGATGGTGTTACGTATGATGATACTGCAGGTACCGTTACATACGTTGTACCAGATAATGCACCCGATACGATTTATTATTTCTGTAACATTCACTCAAATATGGGTAATGCGATAAACATACTCGAACCATATTTTGATCCATCTAAAGCTACCATAAACGATATTTCTTTGTACACCGAAACCGTACAATTAAATGAACCCGAAAAAGTTAAACTCGAAGCCACCAAAACAGATTACATAATCACACAACTCCAGAGTGATTCGTTTCGAATACCCGTGTCAACACAAGACGGATACGATTCAATGAAATTTAGGATGGAGTTCATAAATCCGGTGAAAGAGTTATATTTTGTGATCGCCAGAAAAGGTGATGACATAACACTTTTTAATTATGATCATTCTTCGCAGATCTACCCTTCGAGTGGTTCAAACACAAAATACATTAATTATGAAAATTTAGTCACATTAGAGATGGAACTCGATCGAGAAATCATATTAGATGAACGTTCGGGTGATGTGATTAACTTACGCGCGGTTCAGAGTGGAATACACCACTCCAGGACACAGTTATTCAGGAGATTTTACTCGTATAGTTTTGCTCTCGAGCCAGAAAAATGGTATCCAACGGGTCAGAAAAATTTCAGTTTGATCAAAGATCAGCACATAACCTTGAAATTGAATAACGATACGGCATATGAAAGAGAGCTTAGAGTTTATGCGCTCAGTAATAACATATTGCAGTTTAAAGATGGAAGCGCACGACTTCTCTTCAACAGTGGCAAAATCGGCAATTGATATTGTAACACCCGTGTTTGAGAATGCGGTTGTGTTATCGGGGCAATATGCAAAAGCGTGTGGTCGAGATGTTATACTTTCCAAGGATATGGAATATTGTATGAAATACTGTGCTATGAACACAGTTGGTAAACAGATTGGATCATATTTTCCAGAAATTTACGAGGAGGAAGAATCTGAAGGTGAAGAAGAAATTGAAACGGTAAATGAGGAAGACGAACCACCATTTGAGCCGTACTCAGGGGATGTCGAGTTATTTAAGTCTATAAATGACGCATATGACGCATGGGAAAGTTGGAAACCAACCAATCCGTCAGAAAAAATGATAAAAAATGCTATTGATAGTAATGAACACCTCTCCTCCGCGGGGATGGAAGAATTCTAATAAAAAAAAGATAAAATCTTTTAAAATTAGTGATGAAAGTTCTGATTCCGATACGGATTCTGAGTCTAGTACTGATACAGAAGAAGATAAAAATATCAGGGGATATGAAAAAACGCAATATAAAAAGTTAGCGTTTGTAGAAGATCTTCTTCCAGAATAAAATCTCGATATATTATAAAATGTCTTCCCCAGTACCCGCTGATATGCTTTTAGCTATTTCTCGCGAGCTCGAGACCCAGTCTCTCAACGCTGTCGTCGCCGGCTTCTCCTTCGCTGCTGCCCTTTCTTGGATGGATGTCGTTCGCTGGTCTATTCACCAGGTCGTCCGCGTCCAGAAGAACGGTGGTATGAACTACGCGCTCACCGCGCTCTTCACCACCCTCCTCTCCGTCGTCGTCTACATGGCCATCTCCAGGGTTTCCTCTCGCGTCAGGAAGCCCGCTGCCCCCACATACGCCGTCACTCGCTAAGCTTTTTAGGTTTAGCGACGAGTATGAAGAAAATACCCGCAGCGATTATAGCAAAAATATATATCATACCATTCCATCTATTCGGATCCTCAATACTGGGTATACGAATTGGTGGCGGTAATTCGAACTTCTTGTCAACCTTAGGTACATTCTGCAGTTTATCCGTACTACATTCTATGTTTAGTTTCAATATGTGATTCGCATTTCTAAAATCGTATGGAATTAAACGATTATTACTACTATAAAAGAACTGTATACGTAATTTTGATATGTTTTGTGCCCCCGTGTCAAAATTATGCTCTACCGCATCATCAGCACCGGAATAGTTAATCACGTCCCCACACATGAGAATACGCCCCGTATAAAAGGGTGTATCGGAATATACAGTTTTAGTCAATTCGTCAGCGCCGTTGCTGATTTTTATGATGAGGGCATCTGGACCCTGTAAATTGATACTTCCCGTAATTAAAAGATCGGCCGTTCCACCCGTAGAAGGTGTATTCGACCTCGCGTTACTCGCGGGTAAACCAAGTATATCGTGAGGAGTTGTATATCCTTCTGTAGCCACCGAAGAATGATACCCGTTTGTACCATCATAAAATTTAAATGAAAAATCAGAACTACCAGCGTTTGCACCGGCCGTCACGGCTATTTCGTTTTTGTCTTTGTTGTATGCGAATACTATAGGATCAGCATTATACGTATTACCTCCTAATGCAGCGTCTAACGCAAGGTTGACTCTAGTTTGTAATTCTGTCGCTAAAGTATTACCTCCATAGTTACCAGGAGTTAGTGTTACGGTTACAACCGTTTCTGTCGGTGTGGTATGAAGAACAAAATCAAACGTTTTATTACGATCATTAATTAAAAATTGACTCGCGTGAATACGAGCAGAAACTATAGACAATTTCTTAACATCGTAAATGGGATGACGTAATTCGACAACGTAGTCTCCTGGGTTCGGAAACGATACGGGATCGCGTTCACTACTATCTATATCTAACGTGTATACGCTCATTAAAATATGTGGATAATATTTTAATGGGTGTTATTCTACAATTTTTATTATTTAAAAATAGTTCTGTGCTACAGGGTTGGTGCTGAGTTGCTTTTTAGCTATACCGAGACTGGAATTGCTCGCGTTAGGGTTGTAATGACCCTTGAAAGAATTGAAGTTGT